CCAGTATGGTAGCACAATCTAGCAAACTGGTCCCTCAGGATTTCAATGAAATATCCAATGCTAACGGTGTTGGAAAATTTGGTTTTAGTGCAACTGAATTAGAAAAAGGAGGATTGTTGAAACCAGGAACTGCAGAGTTCTTTCTCAAGGACGCTACTGCTGATCTAAACACTGTTTTAAGTAGTGCAAGTGTGTGGACTGGTTCACAAGGAGTTAATGGACTTAGTGATTTTTTAAATAACGAAACATTACAAGATGTAACCAAAACAGATTTATTCAACAAAGGATTAGGCGAGTTGCAGAATGCAGGAATAGTAACCGGCCTAGAAGATGAATCTGCACTAGGCGGTTTGGTCAGTGGTGCAAGTAAATTTGGAGCAGACGCAGTAAAAAAATGGCAAGATGGATCTGCAACACTTGGTGAAACATTTGCTGGAAGTAACAGTACAAAAATTACCAGTTCTGATATGAATAAAGTTGTACGAGGCGGCCAGTATTCAATACAATTAGCACAACAAAAACTCAGCAATGAAGTACAAGGATTTTCAACTGGCAGTGGCGGTGTAGTTGGCACCACGGTAAGAAGTAGCCTTGATACTGCGGTAGCAAGTGTTGTTATAAACAAGAAAGTCAACGGAGTGGATGCAGAAACTGCGGCATTTGAGGCGGAATTTGACGCACAAAACAATACCACAAATACGTAGGTAAATACAGTATGCCAACATTTATCGGATATAGTACCATTGGAAGGTACAAAAGTTACACAGTCACAGACTTTGAATTAATCAAACGTGACCTACTGAACGCACTTACAATTAGACAAGGTGAAATGCCTGGACGTCCTAATGTTGGTTCGACTATATGGAGTTTGATCTTTGAACCTCAAGGCGCTCCAACTTCAAAAGCAATAAACAAAGAACTACAACGTGTAGTTGCTCAAGATCCAAGAATCAGTGTCTCGGATATCAATGTTTACCCACAAGAGAACGGAATACTAATTGAACTAGAAGTTGATACTGTTAGTGGACAACAAGGTGAACTATTAAATATATTTTTCAATAACGAGACTATGAGAGCTGCCTACGCAGATGTGTAGATAAACTACGTAGTTAATTCTTTTCATAAATACCATGTAAGGAAACACACATGGCTAAAACTACAAGACAAACAAGTATATTTGGTGTAGAAGATTGGAAGAGAATCTATCAAACCTATCGTGAAGCTGACTTTCAAAGTTATGATTTTGAAACACTGCGTAAAACTTTCATTGATTATATAAGACTTTATTATCCTGAAAGTTTCAATGATTACATAGAGTCTAGCGAATTTATTGCTATACTTGATGTCATGGCTTTTATGGGTCAAGCAGGAAGTTTTAGAAATGATCTGAATACCCGTGAAAACTTTATTGATACTGCCGAAAGAAGAGACAGTGTCACTAGACTAGCAGAACTAGTTAGTTATACACCAAAGCGTAATACTGCGGCACAAGGTTTTCTAAAAGTACAAAGCATCAGTACCACCGAAGGTGTAATAGATTTTACAGGTGTAAACCTATCAAACATTACAATCAATTGGAATGATACCACAAATCCAAACTGGCTAGAGCAATTTACAGTTGTTGTGAATGCAGCTCTTAGCGGAAGCCAACGTTTTGGAAAACCAGGAAACAGCCAAACACTATTAGGTGTTGATACAGAAGAATATACACTTAACTTAATTGCAGGTTTTTTGCCTGTTGTTCCGTTCAGTCAGACTGTGAATGGTACTAACATGACATTTGAAGCAGTCAATGCTACATCTTTAAATCAGACCTATCTATATGAGCCTGCTCCTGCACCAAGTGGTCCATTAAATTTATTGTATAGAAATGATAAACAAGGCTATGCAAGTGCAAATACCGGTTACTTTTTTTATTTTAAGCAAGGATCACTTCAGGATCAACAATTCAATCTTGGAGAAAGAATCAGCAACAGAATTGTAAATGTCAACATAGAAGGCATCAACAACGAAGATGTTTGGTTATATCAGCTAAATGCACAAAATTCAATAATTGCAGAATGGGAAAAGGTTGAAAACATCTACACTGGAGCAGTTGAAGAACTTACACCTGAGCAACGTAGATATTTTAGTATAACATCTCGAACAAACGATCAAATAAACCTAAACTTTGGCGATGGTGTGTTTAGCAGTATCCCAGTTGGAACCTTTAGAACATATGTGAGAAGTTCAAACGGTTTAAATTATATTATCAATCCCGACGAAATGCAAAATGTAACTTTTAACATAGGTTATGTAAGCAAAACAGGCAGAAACGAAACGCTTACCTTTACCTGTGCATTAACTGTACCAGTGAGCAATGCGGCCAGCAGAGAAAATATCAACGATATCAAACAAAGAGCTCCGGCAAGATACTACACTCAGGATAGAATGGTCAATGGAGAAGACTACAACAATTTTCCATACACTCTTTATTCAACTATAATCAAGTCCAAGGCTGTCAACAGAAGCTCAATTGGTACTAGTAGATACTTGGATCTAGTAGATGTAACTGGAAAATACTCAAGTACAAATGTTTTTGCTTCAGATGGCATGATATATGAAAACACACAAGTTCCTAGTTTTACATTTACCTTTGCTGATCAAAATGACATCACAAACGTTATTGTTAATCAAGTCGAACCTGTGCTTGCTAGTAGAGGCATGCAGGAATTCTATTATGAGAATTTCAATCGTCCAAGTTTAACAACATTAAATTTAGAATGGAATCAAAGTACTACAAGCAATAATGAAACCACTGGTTATTTTAAATTTGTGTCTAGTGGAGCACCAGCACCAGTTGGACCACAAGCAAGTGATAATAAAAAATATATTGCACAAGGAGGCTTAATCAAATTTGTACCTCCTGCAGGACAATATTTTACTGCAACAAACAGACTGGCAGTTGGATCTCCAACACTACCTGGAGATAAGATGGTGTTATGGGCCACTGTTACCGCTCTTGAACTGGACGGAACAAATTTTGGTGTTGGAAACAACGCTGATGGAACTGGTCCAGTGACTCTCAACAATTTTATTCCAACAAATGCAGTACCAACACAGGTTATTGTGAATTTTATTACTGATTTGCCTACTGCAATTGAAACAACCATGAGAGAAAACATCGAACTGTACAGAAATTTTGGTTTAGGTTATAATAATCTCACACAGACATGGTATGTGATAACTTCAACAAATCTAAACAGTAGTACTACTTTTAGTTTAGCAAATGCACAAGATACTTCAGGCACAGGTTTAGACAATAGCTGGCTTGTGGATTTCCAAACTGATGGTGTAACTTACACTGTAAGTTCAAGAAGTTTAGATCGTTTTTGGGCAAGTGTATTAGAAACAAGATTTTTTTATGATGGTACACAAAAAGTTTACGATCCAAAAACAGGCAAAGTGATCAATGATTTTATAAATGTTTTAAAAACAAACAATTTACCTGATTCTAGTTCGACGCTTAATAGCGATGAAATACTAGACATTATTGGACAACCTGTTGAAGCAGACGGTTTTATTGATGATTTTAGAGTAAGAATCAGTTATAGAGATTCAGACAACGACGGAATTCCTGACAATCCAGATTATTTTGAAACACTGGTTGCCCCTGATACAAATCCTAATACAAAAAGAATATATTTGCAACAAACTATTGATTTTGACAATCTTGAAAGATATACGCCATTAGCAAGTGGTGTTGTAATTGGTTCTTTAGCAACTGAAGATGCAATTGAATTAGTAAAAAGTGAATATCCAAACGGACAGGTTTTTTATGCATATACAGATGAAAAATTTTATAAACTTACTGTAGCATATGATGGAGCAAGAACAATTGATGAAGTCAGTGGTTACCAAACCTTTGTTGGTAGACAAGATCTGTTTTTTCAGTATCGACATAATGCACCATTGAGCCGACGTATTGATCCAGGCACAACCAACATTATTGACATTTTTCTTTTGACTCAATCATATTACAATGCCTATCAAAATTACATCAGAGACACCACTGGTTCAGTAACTGAGCCAGCACAACCAACCATTGACGAATTAAGTACTTCATACAATACACTTGATCAATACAAAATGATTAGTGATAATGTTATTTTGAATAGTGTTACATTCAAACCATTGTTTGGAATCAAGGCACCAGTTGAACTTAGAGCAACAATAAAATGTGTAAAGAATTCTACAAGTACAGTTAGCGTTAGTGAAATTAAAAGTCAGGTTGTAAATGCTATCAATCAGTATTTTACAATTGAAAATTGGGATTTTGGAGATACATTCTTCTTTTCTGAATTGAGTGCTTATTTGCATGATCAACTAGGTTCAATTATCAGTACAGTTGTTCTTGTACCAACTAATCCTTTGAAATCTTTTGGAGATCTATACGAAATAAGATCCCAGGCAAATGAAATTTTTGTAAATGCCGCAACAGTGAATGATGTTGAAGTGATCGATGCATTGACCAGCAGTCAACTTCGAACTGCACCAAATAGTGGAGTAGTTTAAAATATGGCAAAGCGAATTCGCTCAGAAGATTTCCTACCTGAAATCTTTCAAACCCCAGCAAACAAGCAACTTCTAAGAAGTACTCTTGACCAACTTACACAAAATCCTAAACTTAAACCAACTGAAGGTTATATAGGACGTAAAATTGGCCCTGGTGTTACAGCAAGTGACAACTATGTTCTTGAGCCATCTCAAACCCGTACTGATTATCAATTAGAACCAGGTATAGTACAACTTAAACCTGATACCAGTACTGTAGAAAATGCAATTACCTATCCTGGTATTATTGACAGTTTAAACATGCAAGGTGCAAACACAACTCGACACGATAGATTGTTTGATAGTGAGCATTATAGTTTTGATCCAATGATCGATTACGATAAGTTTATAAATTTTGGACAATACTATTGGATACCAGCAGGTCCAAATAGTGTAGATGTTTTTGCAAGTACTATACCAACTTCTGACAACTATGATGTAACCTATTCAGATGGTGGGTACAAATTTAGTGGTGTTAGTGGCACCCTTCCTACAATAACAATTGTAAGAGAAGGAAACTATACCTTTGATGTAAATGCAAGTGGACGTAATTTTTGGATACAAAGTGTTCCGGGCACCAGTGGTGTATTACCACAACAAGCCAACCAAAGTTCACGTGAAGTACTTGGAGTAATCAACAATGGAGATGATGTTGGCACAGTAACTTTTAATGTTCCAGACAAGACTGCACAGAATTTTTTCTTTAATCTTGCTGATATTGGTTCTACTGACCTTGTTGAAGATACACTTCAGTTCAATCAAATTAACAATAGATATGTTGATGTGTTCTTAGAAGAGAATGGCGGTATTGATGGTATAACTGATTTACAAGATCGCACACTAATTTTTAATACAACCACAGATCAAGGATGGGAAGACGAAGAACCATTTTCTAGTGAAGGGTTTGATACCACTGCATTTAGTGATTCTGGAGCTATTGCTACTGACGCCGAGCGGTATGTACAATGGCGTATAAATTACAACTATGATGATCCTCTTCGTCCGTTTATGGAACTTACAAAGGTTCAAAGTATTGCAAATCTTAGCAAAACAAGAATTGAATATGGTACAGAGTATTCTGGC